TCAAGGTCTATTCTCACTCTGTTGTTTACAGTTATAGCCCTTGTTCTTATTATTCTTCTCAAAGTTTCTTGACTGAGTGGTCTATACTCGTAGCTCATAGTAGCCTCCTTTTTGCTTGTGCTCTAACTATGGCAAATAGGTAAATATCGTTGTTTGCATACTCAACTGTGAAATCTGTTAAGGGTAGCTTGCTGTAAATCTTCTGCAAAATTGCATCCACTTCAGACTGAAACTCGTCAAACTGAGAAAGCTTCTTTTTGTGTGCTACGATGATAATAAAGCTTGAGATTGTACCGTTTCTGTCTATCTGTTCTCTTTCAAGAAACACACTCATAAGCTTTTGGGTATCCGCTCGGAGTTCTTCTGGGTTTTTGTAGCCGAGGGTGTGGAAGTAGTCTGGGAAAAGCGTTTTCAATTCATTGTGTAAATCCAAAAGCCTCATGCTCTTTTCACCTCAAAAGATTTTGGTGTGGTTCCTGTTGTGGTCATTGTCTGTGCGTTGAAAAGTTTCTCTAGTTCGTTTTGCATTTTCAAATACATGTCGGACTTCTCGTAGTATTTGCTGTCTTCCGACTGCGCTAATCTCAAATACAGTCTTCTGAGTGCTACGATTTTTGCATATTCTTTTGCCCATTCAAGTCCAGCGTGGTTAAGGTCTTCAGGCTGGACACCGAATAGGGCTAATATTCTTTCTGTGTATATATTTGCAAAGCTTATATCAGTATCACTTGGGCTTATAGGTTCATCTACAAAGTCTGCGTTTGTGATAAATACGAAACTCATATCACTCCCTCCAAACCTTTCATAAACTCTACAGCCACCTTCCGTGCCCTATCCTGCAAGTTTGCAAAGAAGAACGGATAGGGCTTGCTGCCCGGGTGGTTGACTTTCTTTCTGAAGATGTAGCCCTCGGGAGTGGGAATTTTCAAGGCTTTTCTGTGCTTTGGGAGTATAACATGTGGTTTCGTTCCAAACTCCACGAACTTTGCGTAGTCCGCTTGTGCTATGATGCGTGCGGAGTTCTCGGTTGCCATATACCAAGTTATAGACCTCTGTAAATTACCCGTTCGTGGCTTAAACGCCCGCCCTGCATCTATCCAGTCATGAATATCTCTCACATAAGTTTCCGCCGCTATCATAACCGCCCTCCTAAGGCTTTTTTTTGCTGTGTCTTGTTGAAGTATCTGCGGTAGCTTCTTTATTTTCAGTTCTATCTTCATCTTCAAGCACCTCAATCTGACTTGGGATCCTTACCCTTTTCATATTAGTTAGCGACGTTGATTATCTTAGCTACATCCCACTTGTTCTTGCTTGCCATAGAGACATACCACTTCAGTCTCCATTTCCTCGCATCCTTGTTTTCAAGTCTCCCCACTTCTTCTATTACCACGCCAGCGTTGTCCCCCATGTAAACTCCGTGGACTGCTGTCTGTCCGAGCCTGACCGCATACACAGAGGTTAGACCGCTTGTAGTAATGGGGATGTACTCATTTCTGAGGATTGGAATACCGTTGTAAGCCAAAACAGGTTTCCCGAAATTGGAAAGCATTACTTGTTCAGGAGTGACGTAAAGGGTTCTGAGCAGTGCTTTTATGGAGAGATAGGTTCTCGGATGCACTATGATTGCGGTGGGTTCTGCTCCCTTAGGAAACTTGTCAAGCAGTCGATCAAGTAGTTCAAATGATATAGGAGCACCGCCCGAGCCAGCATCTATTATCATATCTGGGTCTACAAACTTGTCTAATCCGTCGAACTCGTTAGGATTTGCTGCGCTGTCTCCTCTGATGAACAGTCTCTTGAATGCCCTTGTGATTGCTTCCGATGCGGCAAGAGTTTTCTCAAGCACGCGGTCTACAAGCTGTTCTACTGCGGTAGCTTCAAAGTTGTAAACCACCACATCTGCAGCGATCATGGAGATTTTGTTTTGCATGACTGTTCCGGCCACATCCACCTCGGGAATAGTTCCGTATGGGTCTACTACCGACGCGGTAGGAACTTCTCCAGTCCTATACCAACTAAAAATGTTCGTTGGACTTCTCGTGAAAGGTAAGAGGGCGAAGAGTTCGTCCTTGTCTGCCATATACTCGATGACCGCCCTTTCCGTGCTTTCTGCGGAAAGCCTTCCAGCTAAAATCTTCAACACACTCATTATTTAGCACCTCCTAAAAGTTTTTTCAAAGCTTGTTTTAAACGTTCTTCAGGGTTTTGCGGTTCTGTTTGTTCTGTAGTGTGCGGTGCACCAGAACCGCTGATGGCTTTGACGAGGAAGGGATTTTCATTCAAGAACTTCTCAATAGCAGTATCCACATCCTCGCCGTCTATGAGGATTTTGCCGTCCTTGATCTCTATTTTCTTTTCTACTCTCAGTAGCTTTAATGCCTTATCTGCGTCTATCACCTTCCCCGCAAGTTTACTTTTGACCTTGTATTCAATCAAGAGCTCTTCTTTCTCTTTTTGCAGTTGCTTTAGCTGTTCTTTGTATTGCTTTTCTATTTCCCTAACCTTCTTCCGCTCTTGCTCGAGGGCCTCGTAAAGCTTGCCTTTCTCCTCTAATATCTTTACTTGCAGGTCGTCCCAGCTTTCAAAACCGAGATACCTCGCTTGCTCGTCTAAATGCTTCCTGACAATCTCTTCCACATTAACAGTCTCTATTTTCTGTTCAGCCTTTTGCTGTGTTTGAGTTTGCTCTTGTTGTTCTTGCCTTTCCTCCATCACTTATCACCTCCGCAGTATTTTTCATACAGTTTTTGTGCTTTAGCTTTGATGCTGTCCTCTCCGTGCATGCCAGCCAGTCTAATTGCAGACCTCAGCATGTAGCAGTTGATAGAACCGTCTTTGTTCCGATACGGATAGCGTCTGTTTCTCTGGTCAAGGAAGTAGTCTTCTGGGAGTTTTTCTCTTTCGCTTTCCCTATCAAGCCACTTCAGTTTGTCTGTTGGAATATTACGAACCTCAGGCATGGGATAGAAAGATAAAATTGATGCTTAAAAGTCTTTTCGCATTTTGCGAAAGTGGAGGGCTTTAAAGTTTTTACTTTTAGATTATGTGATGCTATTGCACGACCTTGATGATGTGAAGAGGATTGAGAAGGAACTTGAGAAATACGACAGACCTTTTTTGAAAGCAAGCGAGGTAGCACGTCTACTTGGCGTATCGCAAAGACTGGTGCATTACTACTGTCAGCGAGGAGAAATCTTTGCGATAAAGCTCAGCCCACGGAGAACAGAAAAAGGGAAAAAAGGAAAGGGAGGGAGCTGGCTGATTTTCAAAGAAAGCCTGATAGAGTTTTTGCTGCGGAGGAATAACTACGAGGTGTTTTGAATGCGGAGGTCTATGCTTTCTTGTATTCTATGCCACTCACAGTAGCCTCTTAACCTGCTAATGATAGCTTCCGGGAGTGATTCCAGCAGGTTCTGGAAGCCGTTTGTGGTTATGAAGATGTGTTTCTCCTGCAATTCTGCAAAATAGAGGATTTCTATAATGAGTTCAAGTCTGGGCTGTGGGAGAGTGGCGATTAAGTCGTCGATCATAAAACAGTCGTAGTTTTTATATGTAGCGTAGACTGACTTCAGGTCTGGGAATGCTACGCATGAGATGTAGAAAGGATTTGCTATTTCCCTATGCTGGAGCAGCTTGGCTATTTTCCAAACTGAGGCTATGGATTTGCCTATCCCCGGAGGACCATCTAAGATGATTCCCTTTTTCCGCATTTCTTTTACTTTCTTGATACATTTCGTCTCTTTTACTTCGTTCAGAGCCACCCTTAGATATTTGGCTGGGAAGCCATTTTCTTTCATTACTTGTTCTATTTTCTCTTTACTTAAAGCTTTTGGCAGGATACTAACTGCTTTTCCGTCTTCAATCATGAAAAAGCTGTCAAACTCATATATTTTGCTGTTTGGGAAAGCTGCTTTTACTTCTTCTATGCTTTTATAAACCCTCTTCATTTCTTCACCTCCTCCCACGATAAGTCTATAAGTTTCCAGAAATAACCATCTTTTGGTGTTTTAAGTTGTATGGTAGCGTAAACGATGTATTCTCCTTCTGCGTCTTTGACTAGCACGGCGAGTTTGTATATTCTGTCTTCTTTGTTTAACATCTTTATCTCCAGTATCTCCCTAACCCCCTCTATCAGCTCCTCTTTCGCAATTCTAAAGAGCAGTCTTCTTTTAAAGTTTTGTTTTTGTTTATTTTGATAGCCACGAGATTTCTTCATCGTCATCCCTCCAAAGTTTGTTTTCTCCCTCATCCACCCATCCCTCTAAGTAGTAATCCTTGCCCCGTCTGTTCTCCTCCGAGCTCCACTCGTTCCCTTTTGTGTTTTTCAGATTTGGTAGTTGTTGTCTAAACTGGAGGATGCCGTTCCAGTCTTTCCGTGAGTTCTTAAAAACCTCGTAGTCTCGCTTTAGGGCTTCTATATCCTCTCCATTTCTTTCGTATATCAGCAGAAGCTCTTTTAGGTGTTTTCCGATGATGTATTTGTAATCTGTGAAGCGAAAACTTTCAGGTGGTCGGTTGTTCCACAATCGTAGATACCATCCCATAAGATGCTGGAGTTTTTTTCCGTTTTCTTTTTTTTCTTCCTCTTCCCTAATCTCCGCCTCAAGCCGGGCTTTTAACTCCAACAGCGTCCTTAACGCACCCCTTATATCTTTTTGCATTATTAGTTCCAAAACTCTTTCTATCTTTCTCAAAATCTGCCT